TTATCCCAAATCATCGGGCTACAGAATGCGCTCAATAAAACATGGCTCGACCTGATTGCTGCTGCTGATGCGTCTGGTTTTCCGATTCTGGCCATTGAATACCAGGGTGATGGCGGCTTTGGTGCAATCCAGGACGATGCCGACATTGAAGGAAATGACGAGTTTCGCTTTGCGCCTGGCCGTGCTATTGAGGTGGACAATGCCAACGTGAAGCGAATTGAGGCGGGTGATTTAAGTCAACTCATCGCCACGAAAGACGCACTGATCCAGGCTATCAGCGGCGTGAGTAGGACGCCAGCGTACTATCTGCGACCAGTCGGAGGCGGTGACGTGCCAAGCGGAGAAGCGTTGAAGCAACTCGAATCCGGACTAGTCAAACGTGCGGCAGAGCGTCAATTGATATTCGGGCAAGCATGGGCAGATGCTTTTGCGATGGCGCATAGGATGGCGCAGACGTTCGGGCCGTCTCTGCCAGAATTACCGGAAATGGACATTCAAACTGTGTGGACTGATGCCAACGTGCGCAACGAGTTGTCACAGGCGCAGGTAGGCCAAATTTACCAGCAATTGAATGTGCCGGACGATACCATCTGGCAGTACGTGCTAGGCTTTACGCCATCAGAGATTGCAGGTTGGCGTGATGCTCAGCGGCGTGACGAGGCGGTGAAACTGGCCAGTGTTGCCGATGCCCTGCGGCGCTCTGGCGTTGCGGCACAACGTCCGGCAGACAGCACGCCACAGCAGCAGAATGGGCAACAGACAACACAGCAGAATGGAGATGTGCGACCGTGAGCGAACCCATTACGATGTACCGAGACGGCGACGAAGTGACGATTTATGCTGCGCCAACGTGGGCGAATGAATTGCAAGCGCAGGGATGGCGCATGGAGAAGGACTTTGCGTCATGGATGAATGACATGGAGAATCAAGCACAGGATTATCTGTCAGACGACGTGCCGTTCAGCTTCCATGACGAGTACGATACGACTGTGCGCAACCCGCCATTTATCGAGGATGAACCTGCACCGAAACCACGCAGAGGGCGCAAGCCGAAGGCGAAACCGTGAACGAACTCCTTGCGGCGTTGGTGCAACTTGGCATCATCGACCGTGCGACTGCGGATAGAATCAATCGCAACCTTGACCCAGTGCAGGCGCAAGCGTGGGCCGAGGGTAGGCTGTATGATGAGTTTGCGGCGGCGCTGGATGGGCAACGGAATAGGTTGCTGCGCATTGTAGATGCTGCAAATGGAAGGCCGACGCAAGCGCAAATCAATGCATTTTGGCAGGCTGAGGATGATGCCTTTTTTGCAAACGTGCAGCGTGGATTGTATGAAATTGCGCAGGAACGTGCAATCACGTCCATCGTCAACACTGGCGCTTTTGACATGTGGCAACTCGTGAATCAGAGCGTAATCGATTGGGTTGACGAGTATTACACTAGCATCGATGCTGATATTGTTGGGAGCATACCGAATCTGAACGCAACCGGGCGCACGGAGTTCGCACGAACATTTCTGGACTGGCAGCGGGGCGAGTTGGAAACAGCCGGCTATGCGGATGGATTGCCACAACTGATACGTGCAATCGAACCAACGTTCGGGCAGGTTCGTGCAGAGCGCATTGCTGTGACTGAAACGACACGCATCTTTTACGAAGCTACTTATCAGGCAGCTAATGCTAATCCATACATTGTTGCGTTGCGTTGGTACACTGCGGCAGATGAACGGGTCTGTTTCCCGGCCGGAACACTAGTCGCAACTAATGCGGGTGATGCTCCTATCGAAAGCATCAAGCCGGGCGATTACGTCTTGACTAGAGCAGGGTACAGAAAAGTTATTGCGGCAAGTGCGAGACTGTATCAGGGCGCAATGACGACCATTGTCACAGATGACGGTGCGGTGACTGCGACCAGTGACCATCCATTCTGGACATTAGAGCAGGGTTGGCTGCAATGCGGGAATCTGGCGGTTGGACATACTTTGCAGTCGGTCAATGACGAGTGCGTTAACGTCTGTCGTACTTTCAATTTCCGTATCGGTGATGCGGCAAACAATCCAGCCGTAGGATTCAAGAAGTTTGACCTTGCGGGCATCTCTCTTGGCGTCTTGGTGCCAGTAGACGCCATCGACTTCGAGAGCAATGCGCAGATCGGGAATCAGGAAGTCAACGGAGTATCGCCCGATTTGCGCCTCTTGGACGAATTGTATGTTGGCGGATTCAAGGACAGAACGAACAACCTTCTCAATCGAGGATTCGCCAGTAAAAGAGCGGTAGCAGGAAAAACAGCAGAATCGTCTAGTCGTTGCTCCTGGCTGGACTCTGAAAAGTTTTCCGCAATTGTCGCAGGGGATTTCCTTTGGCGGGCGTCGGCATTCCTCAGAGCAGTAATGCCGATTCAACCGTTGTTCAGCACGAAAAACCTTGCCGCATCGCTTGCAGGTGACGTACTTGGTGGATGCGGTACGGCAGTCACGACTGCAAACGGTGTACCTATCGGCAATGGCTGCGCTAATGGAAAACTCGTTCCCGCACACTGGACACGTCTTGGTGACCATTCCAGAGGAACGGGCAATGGTACTGCACTCAAAACTGCAATACTTGCGCCGTCCGTAGATTTGCTTTCGAGTGAGCGGCTTCCCGCATTGCTCACAAACCTTATCGGGCAATACTCGGACACTATCGTAGCAGGATTGAGAGCAGTATTTTTTGCCTTGCCAAGCAGAGTCGAATTCCTGTCCGCATCCCTTGCAAATCTTCTTCATTGCAATTCCTTTGGTGATTCACGGTTGTTGACTCAATTATGTCACGTGGGATGCAATAGCGCAATTTGGGTGTATGACATACAGGTAGACGAGCATCCAGAGTTCTATGCAAATGGCGTTTTGGTGCATAACTGCCCTGTCTGCGGGCCAAATCACACGATAGCCATCCCGAAGGCACAACGCACATGGCCGAACGGTGCAAGTGTGCCGGCGCATGTGAATTGTCGGTGCAGCGTCATTGAGGAGACGGCACTGACCATGCAGACGGCTCTACCACGTGAGGAAAGATACCAGTGGAGCGAAGATGCATATGCACAGTATCAGGCAGATCAACGAAGCGCACGGCGGCAAACGAATTTGATTGACACGCTGACGGGCACGCCATGACTAATGTAACCATCCAGATTGACAGCCAAGAAACTCGTCTGTTGCTAACACGTGCTCCTCAGCGCATCAACCGTGCGTTGCGTGCAGCAATGGAGGATGCTACCGTTCTGTTGTTGCGTGAGCAGCAGACGTATCCGGCGCAACGGCCTGGCAGTAAATACAGGCGTACCAACATGCTGCGGCGATCATGGTCAAGGCGCATCAGGCAGGAGGGTTCCTCACTTGTCGGTGAGGTTGGCAGCAACGAAGGCATGGCTCCATACCATCGGCGGGTGCAGGATGCAACGCAACAAGCCAGCATCCACCGTGGCAGATGGACGAACACGGTACAAGAAACGACACGACGCAATCAGGCAACGATACAACGCTATTTTGACCGGCGCTTACGGGAAGAATTCAGCAGGTGAAAAATGGGCAGGGCAACCATATTTGAAAAACTGCTATTGCGCTTGCTATCGCTGACACCCGGCATCTACTGGCTTACCATCGTAGTGTCGGAGGATGGCGTGAAGTGGAGTGTCACGCCGATGGGCAAGGTGGAGGGGTAGATTATTACCTGTAGTAAATTGCCTGTTGAAATACACACTAGCGGTGTGGTAAAATGGAAACCGGAAGTGGGAGCTTCCGGTTTCTTGTTTGCCAGATGTCCTGGCTTTGCTTTGTTCCTGGGAGGGAACTCATGTCATCTACAGTATACAACCAAAGTCAAATTCATTTAATCCAAAGTACCACGAACTACGGTCAATTTCGTCTTGACCCAACGAATCGTTCTATCGATTCAGACCACCTCGAAAAGTTGTATGATGCCATCAGTAATAAGAATCTACTCAAGGAATTTCCTATTCTTGTGCGTGACGACGGAACCGTTCTTGACGGGCAGCATCGTTTGAAGGCTGCGGAAGCACTCGGTGTGCCTGTGTATTACGTTGTCACTTCCGACATGAGTATAGACGATGTACCTGCCACAAATGCCGCCGTGCGCAAGTGGCGCATGAGTGACTGGCTAGACGTATGGTGCAAGAGGGGAGCGGTAGAGTACATCAAACTACGGGAATTTGTCAGGCAGTATCCATTCATAAAGCTTGGAAACGCCATAAACCTGTGTACGTATGGAGACAGAACCGGTCTACATGATGACTTCCGAAATGGGCGATACAAATGCAATGATTTGGATTTTGCCAGGGAAGTCGCTAATGCCGTCCTTGATTTTGCGCCATACGTGCCGTTTTACCACAATCCGTGGTTTATATATGCCATTACGAATTTGCTAGAACATGCAGACTATGACCATGGGCGCATGATGGGGAAGATGTCTTACATGAGCAGGAAAGTAGTGAAGTGTCCTGACATGAAAAGCTATATGGATATGTTTACGGAGATATACAACCACAAGACACGGGAAGAAAATAGGATTCAATTCGAGAAGATTACATCGAATTCCGTTCGTCGTCGCCCTGAACGAAAACGAAGGGTGGCAGACGGTAAAAAGTAGTGCTAGAATAGGTCATGCGCAAACTACTTAGCTTCATTCTCATCTCCTTCCTTGCGGTGTTCGTGTTTCCATCCTCTGTTTTGGCCGATGGGCGGGTGTCTGATGACACCCGCCCATTGCGCCAAGCTGCTATCGTCAACGCACAGAAGCAGGACAGCGCCGAACGTGCATGGCGTGTGTTCGTTGTCGAGACGATGGCCACAGGAAACTACACGGCGCACTTCCAGGCGAATGGGCAGTCGGCAGGCTATGACATGGATGGCGTGCATCATACGATGGCATGGTTGCCGAACTCGACGGGCAGCGTATCGGTTGCCGTCCTAGGTGATTCCGCAACGTGCCGGATATTCGACAGCCGTGGCA